CTTCATTCTATGAAGAGTTGTCACAGTCTGGTTCTAAGCTTCTTTCTGTAGACTTTAACGCTGGTCAAGGTTCTATCAGAAATGGATTAGTATCAAGTGGAAAACTAAGAGGTTTCAGCATGTACAAATCAAATAACATCGCTGCAACTTCAACTGCTACTGGCAAATGTCTAGCAGGACACATTTCATCTACTGCTACTGCTCAAACTATCATCTCAACTGAAGTCCTAAGAGACCCAAGTTCTTTCGGTGATATCGTTAGAGGATTGCATGTATATGGAGCTAAAGTCCTAAGAGACGAAGCTTTAGTATCAGCTTTCTACACAATTGACTAATATCAATTCGGGGGGTCTTCGGACCCTCCACTTTTTAAAATTTAAAGGAGAATAACATGAGTATGAAAGGAGCTGCAAAAGGAATTGCAAAAGGTTTAGCAAACGCAGCAACAGCTAAACAAAGAATGGCTGTAAAAGCTGCTTCCGGTATTTTAAAAGCTGCTGGTGTGGATAAGAAAGTAACTAAAAGAATGGATAAAGTTGCTAAAGGATTTTACAAAGGCGGTAAAGTATCTAGATACGCTAAGATGAAGCGTGAAGGTATGGCTAAAGGTGGTGTAGTACATCACAACTCTTTAAAAGATATTGACAAGTCTTACAACACCATGAAGATTAAAGGCGAAAAGTAATGGCAAAAGGAGTCAACCATTATTTAAAAGATGGAACCAAATGGACAGGTTCTTATCACAAAATGCCAAATGGTAAATTACATACCAATAAGACTCACACAAAAACAAGTAAGCCTTTATATCACATGAAAGAATTAGGTGAAAAGGCAAAACAAAAAGCTAGGAAAAGACAGTAATGGCTACAACATATCTTGATTTAACTAACGAAGTTTTAAGAGAACTTAACGAAGTGGCACTGACAGCTGGTAACTTTACAGATGCTATAGGTCTTCAAAAGTTTGTTAAAGATGCAGTTAATAAAGCTATCTTTGATATTGCAAACGAGGAACCACAGTTACCATTTTTCTCAGCAGGATTAAGCGGTTCTACTGACCCTTTTTATGGTAATGTTACAGTAGCCACAACAGCAGGTACCAGATGGTATCTATTGAAAACAGGAAGCTCTAGTATTAAAGATGACTATGCTTCCGTAGACTGGGATGATTTTTATATTACTACTATAAATGTGAGTGGCGAATCAGCTCCGTATGTATCTAAAGGTTTAAGATTTTTAAACTTAGAAGATTGGAGAAGATATTACAGAGATGGTGAAAATGCTGACGATGCAGACACTCAAGCATATGGTGAACCAAGATATGTTATAAAGTCTCCCGATAATAGGAAGTTTGGATTGAGTCCAATTCCTGACAAAGAATACAACGTACATTTTTATGCGTTTACAAAGCCAACAAAGCTTAGTGCATATGATGATGAAATAGTATTCCCCGAACAATACAGTAACGTTATAACTTCAAAAGTGCGTTACTATGTGTGGCAGTTTAAAGAAAGCCCACAACAAGCTGCTTTTGCTTTGGAAGACCACAAGAAGTCAATGCGACATATGAAATCAAATCTTGTCAATCCAACACCACGAAGCATGACAGACGATAGAGTTTATTTTTAATTTATGGCACGTTCACAACCTTATACCATATCTTGCGATGGAGGTTTAATAAATACTTCTAACTCTTTAGAATTATTAAAGACTCCGGGATTTGCGACAAAGTTAAGAAACTTTGAAGTTAATATTTCTGGTGGATATAGAAGAATTAATGGGTTTACAAAGTTTGGTGGAACTAGTGCAGTAAAACCAAATACAACTGAAAAAGTATTAGGTATTTTTGTATACGGTGATGGAGTTATAGTTTGTTCTGGAACTGATATATTTTTCAGTGAAGACGGAACTAGCTGGTTACAAATAAATAAATTATCTGCTACAGGGGGTGATAACTATACAACCTTTACAGGTAAAGCAGCTACTACAAGAACAAATCAAGGTCAGTGTACTTTCGCTCTTTACGAAGGTAATTTTGATTATGGAGAAGTTTTAATTTGTGATGGAGTGAACCAACCTTTTTCATTTAGAATGGAAGGTACAGGAGCTTTAACTACTCGAACATTTTTTACTTCGGAAATAACAGTATCAGGAAGCGTAGGTCCAACAAATGGAGTAATCCACGACCACCACTTTATTGTGGATGGAGGCTCAACAGCTCCAAATACTATCTATTATAGTGTTGATAATGACCCCGATAACTTTACTGGTGCAGGAGCAGGTAATATAGTATTATCTGACCAAATTGTAGGATTACACAGTTTTAGAGAAGATTTAATTGTTTTTTGTAAAAATAGTATACATAAATTAATTAATATAAATGATAGTGCAAATATTGCGGTTGTTCCGATAACAACTAATGTAGGTTGTTTAAATGGACAAAGCATCCAAGAAATAGCTGGTGATTTGTTATTTTTAGCACCAGACGGTTTTAGAACAGTTGCAGGTACGTCAAGAATTGGTGACGTAGAGCTTAGTACAGTTAGTAAACAAATACAAACTACTATTAAAAATATAGCTAATACTGTTTCTGATTATACAATTTCTAGTGTAGTCATTAGAGAAAAATCTCAGTACAGATTATTTTATAGTAAATCTACTGACCCAGCAGCATCTTCAAAAGGTGTTATAGGAGTTATAAGACCAAACGGTTTTCAATGGTCTGAAACATTAGGTATACAAGCAGCAGCTATAACATCTGGATTTAATGATGTAGGTATTGAAAAATATTATCACGGAGATAATAGTGGTAATATTTATGTTCACGATGCTGGTAACGATTTTGATGGAACAGCTATTGCTGCTGAGTATCAAACTCCAGATATTGATTATGGAGATTTAGGAACATTAAAAACTTTACATTTTGTAAAGATTTCTATTGGACCAGAAGGTTCGGTACAGCCAAGTTTAAAAGTAAGATACGATTACGACAGTAATACTATTCCACAACCGGAAACATACACATTAAGTAATGTTCCAGCTCCAGCGGTTTTTGGTGAAGCTTTATTTGGTACAGCAATTTTTGGAGCAACAGAACAGCCTTTTGTACGTCAAGCGATACAAGGCAGTGGACACAGTAATTTTTTTAATATAAACAGTGAGGATTCAAACGCACCTTATACAATAAATGGATTATACATAGACTATATTCCATCAGGTAGGAGATAAAATAAATGGCAAGTTATACAAGACAAAGTACATTTGCAGACGGAGATACAATTACAGCTGCTTTATTCAATAATGAATTTAATCAGCTTGTAAACGCTTTTAGTGCTACGACAGGTCACAAACATGACGGTACAGCTGGAGAAGGTCCAGTTATTGACCAAATAGGTGACTCAGGGAATACACCTGTTAATAGAGTACTAATAGATACTACGAATAACTATATTGAATTTTGGGTTGATGTATCAACTGTATCTACACAACAGTTATACATTGCTGATGGTGCAATTATTCCTGTTACTGATAACGACATTGACTTAGGTACAAGCTCTCTTGAGTTTAAAAATCTTTACCTAGATGGTACAGCTACAATAGATACTCTTACCGTTGATGAAGCTGCAACCGTTGGTACAACTCTAGGCGTTACCGGTGCTACAACACTATCAAGCACACTAGCAGTTACTGGTGCAGCTACACTTAGTTCAACATTAGCAGTTACAGGTAATACAACTGTAGGAGGTACACTTGGAGTTACTGGTGCTACTACATTAAGTTCTACACTTGCAGTCACTGGAACTTCAACTCTCACAGGTAACGTTACTGCTAGTAATGATTTATCTGTTGGAGGTAACTTAACAGTTACAGGTAACGCAACGATTTCAGGTAATCTTACATTTGGTGATGCAGATACAGACAGCATTAACCTAGCTGCTGAGATTGATTCTAATATTGTACCAAATACAGATGATACTTATGACATTGGTACAACTGCAAAACGCTGGAAAGATGCTTACATTGATGGTACAGCATATATTGATGCTATTATATTCAATGGAACTTCTATCACTTCAACAGCTTCAGAACTTAATTTACTTGACGGAGCTACGGTCACAACTACTGAAATTAATATTCTTGACGGTGATACCGCAGCTACTGCAACAACTTTAGCAGATGCTGACAGAGTTATTGTAAACGATAACGGTATAATGAAGCATGTTGCACTTACAGATTTTGAAGTCTACTTTGAAAACGTTTTAGATACTCTTGCAAGTGTTACAACTGTAGGAGCTTTAGGTGCTGGTTCGATTACATCAGGATTTGGAGATATTGATAACGGTGGCTCTGCAATTACTACTACTGGCACCATTACTTATGGCTCACTTAGTGATGGCACCATAACAATAACAGCCTTTGCAGATGAAGACGATATGGTCTCAAACAGTGCAACGCTTGTACCAACTCAACAATCTGTCAAGGCTTATGTCGATGCACAAGTCACAGCACAAGACCTTGACTTAACTTCAGACAGTGGTACTATTGCAATAGATCTAGACAGTGAAACATTAACAGTCGCAGGTGGCACAGGTATTGATACTTCTGCAACTGCAAATACTGTAACTGTTGCAATTGACTCTACCGTTGCTACACTAACCGGTACACAAACACTAACAAATAAAACACTTACAAGCCCTGTAATCAACACAGGCGTATCAGGTACCGCAGTGCTTGATGATGATACTTTTGCTACAGCTTCAGCAACTACACTAGCAACTTCAGAATCTATTAAAGCTTATGTAGATGCTAATGTCCAAAGTGCTGATACTTTAGAAGAATTAGCCGACACTAATATTACCACACCTGCTGATGCAGCTATGTTGTTTTATGATACAACTACATCAAAATGGATTGATAATGTGGTTAGTGGAGACATTACAATTGCTGATACTGGTGTTGCAGCTATTGGCTCTGGAGTTATTGTAAATGCTGATATAAATGCTAGTGCAGCCATTAGTGTTTCTAAGACTGCTTTAGTCGATGGTACAGGATTAACTTTAACAGGCGATACTCTTGCAGTAGATGCTTCATTGACTCATGTCACTGCTTTAGGAACTATTGCTACCGGTACATGGCAAGGTACAGCTATCGCAGACGCTTATGTTGCTAACGATTTAACTATTTCAGGTGGAACTATTGATAGTGCAACAACTATTGATGCGTCTGTTATTGGAGGCACAACTCCCGCTGCTGGTACGTTTACTACGCTTACAGCAAATACATCTATTACAGGCACACTAGCAACAGCTGCACAAGGTAATGTTACAAGTCTTGGTACTTTGACAGGTTTAAGTGTATCAGGCGATGCAGCTTTTGATACAAATACATTGTTTGTAGATGTAAGTGCTAACTCAGTTGGTCTTGGTACAATAACACCTTCTGCACAATTGCACATTGTGGGAACCGATACAACAAATCAAGTTATTATTGAGAATACTGATGCAGCAGCAGACACTGCACCAGACTTAATCTTGTTTAGAAATTCTGGTTCTCCAGCAGTAAACGATAATATAGGTAATATTCAATTTGATGGTGAAAACAGTGCATCAACTCAAACAACTTATGGAGCTATCCGAAGTGTTATTCTTGATGCTACAGCTACAAACGAACAAGGTAGATTAGATTTTTATACAAACCAAAGCGGAACCTTAACCGCTGGACTATCTATTACTGCTGATGGTTTGACTGTTGATGGTGATGCAGAACTTGTAGGTAATGCTCTATCGTTTGATTTTATGGAGTCAGACCAAACAGATAAAAATCTACGACTTCGTGCAAATGGCGGAGTTTTCTCAGTTCAAACACTTTCAGATGATAAGGGCACACAAACAAACAGACTACAGATTAGCCATACAACAGGCGATGTAAGTTTCTACGAAGATACAGGTACAACTCAACAATTTTATTGGGATGCAAGTGCTCAAAGTCTTGGTATAGGTACGACTAGTCCACAGCAAATGCTACACCTTGCAGCTGGAAGTTCAGTAATAAGATTAGAAGATACTGATGTTAGCTCTTATGGTGAAATAGTATATAACACCGCATCAGGTGGATTAGTTTTAAGAAGTGATGAAAATGCTGCTGCAGGTACATCAGGTAGTAATATAATTTTTGAAACTGATGGCTCGGAAACAGCTAGAGTTACTGCAAGTGGTATAACCTTCAACGGAGATACCGCAGCAGCAAACGCATTAGATGATTACGAGGAAGGTGCTGTAACTCTTACTTTTAGAGACGAATCAGGTAATACCACAACAGGTTCTAGTGGAGCATATACTAAAATAGGTAGAACAGTTATATTTACAGGAGAAGAGGCAAACGTTCCTGTAACTGGTTTAGTTACTACAGATAATATTCAACTTGATTTACCTTTTACAGCAGGAACTGGACAAACTGGTGATTCTGTTGGAACAACTTGGTGGCAAACTGTAAGTAATATTACTAATCCTGAGAGAGCAATTGTTATGACTGTTGGTGATGGTGCTAGTGAAGTTAATTTTCAACAAGTTTATACAAGCGGAACTGGTGTTAGCGTAAAAGTAAGCGACTTAAATGCTGGTGGTTTATCCGACCTTAGAAGGTTCTGTCTTGTTTATCATGTTTAATTTATATTGCGTTAAGTAGATTCTTAACGTGGACTTTATATAGGAGAAAAAAATGGCTTTAACAAAAGAAATAAAAGTAGATAAAATAGAAGTATTAGAACTTGGTAACGTGCAAGTTCGTACAGCTACAGTCGTCAAAGAGGATGACGTAGAACTTAGCAGAACTTACAGCAGACATGTTGTAAATCCATGTTGGTATAACAAATCAGATAGTACATGGAACGATACAGATATCTCAGGCGAAGACGCAGAAGTACAAGCAATCTGTAATGCTAAGTGGACAGATGCTGTTAAAACAGCTTATAAAGCTTTTCACGCACCGGAGTAATACTACATGGAACTATCAGCATACATCGTTTGGAACGTCTTTATAACGCTTGTTCTTGCTCCTCTACTCTACAGTATTAGACAGAACAGCAACG